ACATAGTCGCCCGCAGCCTGATTGGTGCGGACGATGCGGCTGTCCCACTGGTCGCTCACGTTGTCGATCACAGGGACGCCGTCGGAGCAAGGCCCTCCGGTGTCGCAGTAGGTGATCGTCGGGGTTTCATCCACATCCACAGCGGTACTGGGCGGGCTGACACAAGTGTTCCCGCAGTCGTTCCCGCCGTCATCGTCACTTTCAATCAGTTGACCAACCCCTACTGCTGATGCGTCTCCCGAGTGATCTCCCTCGGGAGCGTGGGTATCCCAGTGCAGATAGATGTAGGGGTCACCAGCCTCGTTGTTCGTATTGAACTCGGCACGGGTCAGGTTTGTTTCAGCGTCGATACGGACGCTCGTAGGTTCATCCAACGAGAACTGAACGTGGTCGTAATCGGTGCGACTGCTAGACGAGACGATGCACCAGTCGCCCATGCCTCGCCAGCCACCCTCGGAGCAGCCTTCCTCGGTGGCTACGGTTGCACTCGCTGTGGCGGTTGTAGTGGTGGACTCCGTGTAAGCATTGCCCGCAGTCACCGTTGTTTCTGGAGCGGTGTAGGCCGTTGATATTTCACATCCATTCATTACGCCGTCCAAGAGGATGCAACTGGTCGTGTTGCTCTGAGTGCGAGTGACAACAGTGGTCGTATCAACGAGGGTGTTGGTAACCGTCGTAGCGGTCGTCGTAACCGTCGTCGTATCCAGATGCCAGTGCATGTCATTGCTGTTATGGGTCAGGATGCCCGACTCGGAGGTAGTGACGTTCGTCGTGGTTTCTGTCCCCGTCTGGGCGGTGACTGTCGCCTGCGAGACCACTTCAAGGGTTTCTTCAGTCGAAGACGAGTAAGTAATGGTTGGGATGTAAACGACCGGTACTGGCTCCGGTTCGGGTTCGGGGATTACCTCTTCGACAAAGGTCGTTAGTTCTGCTTCGGGAACAAACTCTTCAATTACGTCGCCACCGACGATCCCCGCTGCCGCTTCCTGCTCAAAGTCGTCCCAGTTGGCGTATCCGGGTGGCGGCTCACCCCAGCCTTCATGCGGGTCATAGTCGGGGTCGTTCTGCTCTTCGTAGTCGTCCCAGTCCTCATAGCCAGCCGGAGCGGATTCACACGCTGAGGTGCCTATGCAGTCTTCGTAGGGGTTTACCCAGCCGTCTACTTCTTCATCAGGCACCTCCGTTTCATCCACTTGCTCTTCATCCACTTCTTCCTCTGAAGGTGGATCCGGCTCGGGTAGAGGTGCTTCGTCAATGCTGTCGGTTTCTTCTTCGTCGGATGGGTCTTCCTCATCCTCCCATTCAGGATCGTCTAGGGAGCCTTGTTCTTCTTCCTCGTCCTCAAACTCGTCGTCTAGTTCCTCTTCATCCAGCGTCTCATCAGTTGCCTCCTCCCCGTCGTCCCAATCGTCCTCGTCCTCCCACCCTTCTTCTTCTGGTGGTGGGGGGTCTTCTTCTTCTTCGACATCGTCTTCCCAATCTTCGTCGGTAGGCTCATCCTCCCACATAGCCTCCATCTCGGCGTCGTAGGCGTCCCAGTCCTCTTCTGTCCATCCCCATGTTTCGCTAGGCGGCGGTCCCCAGTCCTCAGGCCACTCTTCCAGACCCTCTTCTTCTAGAATCCATGCTTCCTCATCTTCGGCGGTCCATTCCTCTTCCCATGCGAACTCTTCCTCTTCCGGTACGACTTCCAGTTCCTCGTCCTCTGGAACCTCTTCCTGTTCGTCTTCCCATTCCTCGGGATCCTCTTCCCAGTCGATGATCTCTTCTTCGGCGAATAGTTCTTCCTGTTCGGCGTCGTAGGCGTCCCATTCTTCTTCGGTCCACCCGACGGTCTCTGTCGGAGGTGGGCCCATGACGCTTTCGTCCCACTCTTCCAACCCCATCTCTTCGAGGATGAAGGCTTCTTCTTCTTCAGCCCATTCCTCTACCCATTCCTCGTCGGGTTCCCACGCCTCTTCTTCGAACCATTCTTCGGCGTCAAGGACTTCTTCCCAGACCTCTTCCTCGTATTCCTCTTCAAACCACTCGTCGTCGTATGAGGTCTCTTCCCAATGCTCGTCCTCCCAATAGTCGTCATCAACCTCTTCCAAGACAGATGAGAGAAACTCGCGGGTCTCAGCCTCTTCCTCGTCGATCCACTCTTCGCGTTCTTCGAGTTCTTCCACATAAGACTCGCCAAGGACTTCGTCAAGGTTGTCCTCAACGATGGCTTGGTAATACTCGGCGTCGGAAGCCACCCATGCTTCGACAACTTCTTCTTCCTGTTCAACAGTCCCTGTTTCTTCGTCGAAGGTGATTTCGATGACAACGGGGACGGGGGCAGGAGGCGGCGGCTCTGGCGGCGTGGTGTCCGTGGGGGTACCGGGTGTGGGGGGTTCAGGTTCGGGCTGTTCTTCCACCAAGTAGATGGTGATGTCGACCTCTACCTCGGCTATGACCTCTCCCTGTTCGTCCTGAATCGACAGGTCCAGTATCTGTGGGGCCTCGGGGACCTCCACAGGTACTTCTGGTTCCGGCTGTCCGGGCTGTACCGGTTCTGGTTCTGGTACAGGCTCCGGCTCGGGCGGGAGTATGACTTCGACGCTCTGCCCCTCGTCCAGTTCGATTTCGACGGCCAAGGCGTCGATGGTGATCCCCACGGTGGCATCTTGGACCTCGGCGATAGCAACCGATTCCTCAGAGAAGTCGATAAGAGAAACTTCTTCCGTGACTTCGTCTTCGGCTACGTCCTCTTCGGGTTCTTCTTCAACGATCGTTGCTTCGATCTGAACTGACTTTTCTTCATCAAGTAGCAGCAGAGAGAACTTCTGTTGTGTAGGTTCTTCCTGTTCCTGCTCCGGGGGAGTGGAATCGAAAACCGGCTCTTCCGGGGTAGGAACTTCAATCTCTTCTACGTCGGCGCTGAACGCGTCCACACCGGGTGGGAGGAACACCAGCACCGGGTCGGCAGTGCTGGGCCCAGAGATCAGATAGCGGTATGTGGCCCCCTCAATCTCGTTGACAAACCCGTCGTCGTAATAGCCGAGCCGGTCCCCGCCCTCGGTTTCGATCTTCAGCGCCATTTGCTTGTCGCCGGTTGAAGCGACAGTGAGCAGAGTCCCTGAATCGCCTTCTTCCGGGGAAGGGCAGAACCCACACGAGAACGGCCCAGAGCGGGACCGCATTGGCGTGAGTTCCATCGTTCCCGTGCTGCCACCCCACGCTGACGCTTCCTCGGTTGGGTTCGTTGCCGCGAGGGCGTAAACCCATCCGTCCTTGTCTACGTCGATCCAGCGTTCGGAAGTCGGCCAGTTCGAGTCGTAGATGTAGATCCGGTAACCGCTTTCGGTTTCCTCTACCCGGTAGGGGGTGACCGCGTGGCCTCCCTGATCGCTGTAAATACCGATGGTGTAACCGGTCGACGGGTCACCGGCTTCAGCGGCTGCGAAGTCCCTCAACAGGATTTCGGCCAACTGTGTCGGGTGCATCTCAAGGTAGGAGGCAGCCTCTTGCTGGACCTCTACTGCGAACTGGGTGACATACCAGTAAGCCAGTTCAGAGAGCAGCGCTGGGTCTTCTTTGACAAGAGCGGCGACTGCTTCAACATCTTGGAACGACGCCAATGTGGCTGGGTCATTAGCAAGGCGAAGCGATAGAACCGCTAGCCCCTCGCACAGCCCACCCTGCATGGATCGGTTGGCCTGCTGAATGAGTTGCAGGATCACCGGATACGGGGTGCATTGATTGTCGGTTACATCGGAACAGACCTGAGCGTCTCCGTAAAGGCGACGAGCCATGTTGACGGTGAGGTCCGCTGGTGCTGTACCGCCTCCGAAGTTCTCGAAGGCGAACGAGTCGGTGTTCGGACGGAAGTCCAGCGAGTGGTCCGCCCACTGGATGACTACTGGCTCAGTGGTTGTCGGCTCAGTGATCGTCGTCGGTTCGTCCACCACCAGAGTGGTCGTTGACTTTGGAACCGTCGTTGTCGTCGGCGGGAAGAGTGTGTCAGTCGGGGCGGTTGGTTCAGACCCAGAAGAGCAACCAGCGGCGATAAGGACCGCCGATACGAGAGCAGCGAAGAAGCGCTTCAAAGGGATCTACCGCCGTCTTCGTCTCCTTGACTGGTACCAGATCAGCGTGCCGATAAATACGGCAATCGCTGCCCCCGCGAGGATCACAGTTACCGAGCCTCCGGGTGCTTGGCTCATGTCAAGCGAGAAGTTTTTGGCGCCGCCGCCGAGAAGATCATTCTGTGACTTGAGTTCAGCGACTGCTTCCTCAAGTTGGGCGACTTGGTAGGTAAGGGCGGCTTCGTCGCCGCTGGAATCCCAAAGGAAACCGAAAGACCCCGCGAACGCTGCGGGTAGGCCAAGGACCCAAGCAATGTTGTCCTTGATTTTGTCGAACAGGCCGAGCGTAGAGTCGACCTTGCCCTTGACTCGCTCCGCGAGCCGGTCAGACGCCTTCTCAATGGCGCCTTGGATATTTAGAAGAGCCTCGGCGAGAATTTCGCCGTCATCATCGCTAGGCACTGAATACTGTTGCTTGTTCAGTTTCGTGAGTAATCAGATCACGGAGGTCTTCAAGTTGATCTTCTGCATAGGAAAGCGCAGCGGCGATCTCACCGATCATCACTTCCTTGGCTTCCCAATGCTCTGGTGTGTCCATGGACCCAGTTTCCCAAACCATCGGGTGAACAGTTCAGAGGGTGCGTGACTGTACGATGGTCTTATGGAAACCAGCCGTGATAGTGAGTGGTGGGACGATCTCGCCGACCTGAACCCTGATGCCGTTATTTTCGACGACTTTGATGATTGCATCGTCGGGTACGCCATACGCCCGAACATGCCCGCTGTCATTGTGTACGACGAAGATCAGATGGTCTCCAGCGTGATGGCTCGTGGATTAGACCTTACCGAAGCGCTTGAGTACCTGTCTCACAACACTTTCTGCCTGTGGGCAGGTGAGGGCACCCCAATGATCATGCGGCGGTTTGATGCAGGGCGTTGAATGGGGCAGGGTCGTCATGCGGCCAGATGATCAAGTTGACACAAGTTGGATGAAGGACGCTGCGTGTAAAGATCACCCGACTGAGTTGTTCTTCTTCGATGAACGAATAGACCGAGAACGGTTGAAGGCCGCTAGGGCAGTTTGCGGACCGTGCCCTGTCTGGCGACAGTGCTTGGAGTATGCCACTGAGACGCCAGTTGATTTCGGTATTTGGGGAGGGTTCACTTCGCGTGAGCGGGAACGCAAGAGGATGAAAGCGAGACGCCCCCGACCTCGCCAGCGAAGCCGAGGGCGCCCACTGTGAACCTAACCACCTCCCATGCTTTAGCCGATGGGGACTACAGCATTTTTTCACGTCTAGGGGATTAGTCAAATGGCGAAGAAGAAAGTTGACAATGCCCGCGAGATCACCTTCCAAGATGGCCCTCTTGACGGGCAGATTTTGAGGGTGGTGTTTCCGTATCCCGAGTGCCTCAAGATGAATCTCGGTCGTGATACTTATGTTCAGGTAGGAGGGAAGGCCGTGTTCCGGTACGAACCCGGTCCTATCACGACTGACGGGCTAGGGAGCGTAGGCTGAACGCAATGGCAGACATTCCATCCCTCATCGTCTGGGCAGGTATAAGCGTGGTAGGAGCAGCCGGGGCATTGTTATTGAACTCCCTGAACCTAAAAGAACGGATTTCCGCAACGGCGCTTGTGTCGGGTGGAGCAGCCGTATCCATGTGCGGGTTCACCGTTGGTGTTACCGCTGGACTCGGAGTGACTGGTGGAATGCTTGTCTTGGTCGCGCTTCTAACGGGTTACGAGGGCTGAGATGGCATTTCTGGATGGCTTGAGATTTACTGGTCACAGTCGTGACGGGTGGAACCGTGATGAACTAAGTGAGAAGGCTTTCTATTACAACCAGCAAATGACGTCGATTAACCCGGTTGATAAGAAGAAGGCTTACAAGGACGACTGGGACGTCAACCGTGCTGTTGCCGAAGGCAACGACAGGGTTACATGGGTGTTCAAGAGCGTGTACGCCATTGCGTCAAACGCTGCTCGCCTTCCCGTACAGATTCTGGATGAAGAACAAGAACCAGTCGATAGCCCTTTGCTTCCCGTCTTGAATAGGAAGGCAAATCCACACCACGACGCTTTCAACTTCCGATTTCAACTTTCATCACAGGTGTTGCTCTCCAAGCGGGGGGCTTTCATTGAAGTGGTGAAGGACCGTTTGGACAATGTGGTGGGGCTTTATCTATTGCCGCCACAGTGGACATTCCCGATTCCAGATCCGAAGAATTTTGTTGCGGGGTATTCCATTCAGGTCCCCAACAGTAAAGAGCGCATCGTCAAACCTGATGACGTCGTGTGGGTCCGTATCCCGCACCCCACAGACCCATACAGGGGACAATCACCCTTGGAGTCATGTGGTCTAGCGATCGACATCGACTACTACTCGCGGATCTACAACCGGAACTTCATGGTCAACGATGGTCGTCCGGGCGGCATCTTGATGGTCACCGGTGAGTTGGATGACGACTCAGCCGATGAGATCCGTCGCAGGTTCCTCGGGAACACAGGATCCGCCCTTGGTGGCGCTGGCCGCATGACAATCATGGAGGCCGAGCAGGCCAAGTGGATTGACACGTCGATGGCGCAGCGTGACGCCCAGTACACGGAGACGAAGCAACTCGCCAAAGAGGAAATCCTTATGGCGTTCGGCGTCCCCGAGTCAGTGATCGGTAATGCCGCGGAGCGGACATTCGCTAACGCCGATACGGAACTCGAAGTGTTCTGGCGTGAGACGATGCTCCCCCACCTCATGCTGATCGAACGTGCGTTCGACAGGCTTGACGGGTCAGAGGAATTGACAGTCAAGTTCAATCTGAATGATGTGGCGATCCTTTCTCGTGACGAACGGGAGCGCGCCCTGTTCCATTTGGAGGAACTCAAGTTTGGGGCTATCTCTATTGACGAGTATCGGCAGAAGATCGGCCGTGAACCGGTTGGCTCTGACCTGCTCTACATCCAAGCGAACCTGATGCCGGTTGGGCAGGCGGTCGCTAGTGGGGAAACACCCTCATCTGAGTTCACGCCGCCGCAGTTGACTGACCCTGATGCTGTGGAAACGATCCCGCCGGGGGCGCCCACTCTTTCGCCTGTCAACGAACCTGTAGCGGCGGTTCCACAAGAAGCCGCTTCCTTGAACGGTCAAGATGAGGCCAAGGGGGATAAGGAGTCGGCCCCTTTATCTGAATCCCCTTGGGGGTTTCAGTTCGGTGATCTTTGGATCGACGAGCAAGCAGCGGATGAAGTGAAGACGCGCCGAGAGGAACAGATGGCGCGCTTGGCTGACTCTGTAGGGCTACAGATGACGGCCTTCTTCCAGAGGCAGCGGCGGGTTGTTCTAGAGAAGTGGAAGTCTCGAAAGATCCGAGACAAGGTCAACAAGGGTGTGTCGGTCGGGGTCAATGATGTCTTTGATATACCCACATGGGACAAACAACTCCTTGCCGATGCGAAGTCCTATCTGATGGCAGCCATCATGGATGGCGGCAACGACATCGCTCTTATGACGAGGAAAGACCTAGACATCGACGAGGAAGCCGTGGCGATAGCGGTAGCCGCTGGGTTGGCGATGTTCCCTGAAGTCAACATGACGACTCGTAGACAACTTGAATCCAAGATTGTCGATGGTATGGGAGTTGGGAAGTCGGTTGATGAGATCGCCGACGATTTGAAGGGTGTCTTCGATAAGGCGATTAAGAACCGGGCACGTTTGGTTGCCTCCAACACGGTGCTGTTCGGAGTCAACGAGGGCCAGATGGCCGTAGCAATGAAGCAGGGCTTCCGATACAAGGTGTGGCTGTCACAGCGGGATGCGAAAGTAAGACCTACACATACGCACGCTGATGGTCAAGCCCGTCCGATTACGGATGCGTTTCTTGTCGGCGGCTATTTGATGCTGCACCCCGGTGCGTTTACCGCTTCCATTCAGGAAACAGCGAATTGTCGCTGCACGATGTTGTTCACGAACACTCCTGCGGAGTCCGGGTTGTTGGAGTACGCCCTACCTCGGGTAGCGCCCCCCGTATAGGCTGGCTGAACGCTCCGACACAACTCCGCCTACACAACCTATCCTTGGCTTAGAACGCTCAGGAGGGCATCGTGGAACTTGAGTCAAAGCAGGCACAGGTAGAAGCAAAGGCCCTCAACGACGCCGAAGGCACCGTTGAGGCTGTTGTTTCTGTAACGAACATTGTGGACAATGTCAACGATGTAATCGAACCCGGCGCGTATTCGGACACCTTGCAGAAGCGCATCCCCAAGGGGGTGTGGTCGCATGACACGACGATCCCCGTTGCACGCACCCTCGCAGCGATCGAACTTGAACCCGGCGACGACCGCCTCCCGAGGCATCTGCAAGAAGCAGACGCTGGCGGTGTGCTGGTCAAGATGCAGTTCAATCTCAACACCACCCGTGGCCGTGAGGCTTACGAGGACATCAAGTTCTTCGGCGGGGAGCAGGAGTGGTCGATCGGCTACTCAGTCCCTGAGGGCGGGTCAGAGATGAAGGGTGAGACAGGTGTCCGCCACATCAAGCGCCTTGAGTGGTACGAGTATTCACCCGTGCTGTTCGGTGCTGCCCCGGGCACGGCTACCGTTTCCGTGAAGGAAGCACTTATTAGCGGACCCGAGGAAGAGAAGGGCCCGATCGCCAGTCACGCTGTTGGGTTCGCTGACGACCGTCCGTGGAAGCCAGCGATGTATAAGAACGTGCGCTCTCCGGCCGACAAGGCTTACTACTCGAAGATCTTTGCCTTCTTGAAGAATGGGGAGGACCCCACCTTCAAGACGAACTACTCCTTCATCCACCACTACGTCAGTAGTGATGGGTCACCCGGGGCTGCGGCTCTAGGGGGTCTTCGTGAAGGCATTGGGCGCCTAAATGGGGCCCGTGGGGGCAGCACATTACGAGGCAGTGACAGGAAGGGTGTTTACAATCACCTCGCCCGCCACTACCGCGAGAGCGGCGAGAAGCCGCTTGACCTGAAGTCAGATGAAGAAATGGAAGAGATCTTGGAGTTAAAGGCTTCTCTGGCTGGCTTTGACTTCACTGAAATAGACGCCCTCATTGACGAGGGCGCCGACATAACCGAAATCAAGTCCACTTTGGAGGACATCATGGCTAATGACGCCGAAATCACCGAGACGACTGAGGCCGAAGTAGCCGATACCGGCGTCATCAGCACCCAGTCAGTCATCAACGAGGCCATCGCGGCCCTGAACACCCTGTCGGAGCGCCTCTCTGACCTTGAAGAGAAGGGCGGGGATGCCCCCGGCTTCTCGAACACCGCACCCGACTCATCGGAGCGCGTTGAAGGCGCAGGCGAGGCTGCACCAGAGGTCGTCGCAGACCTGAGCCACGGTGGGACATTGACGCCAGAGCAGATGGCTGTCGCAGGTTCCCCGGCAGGCGGCGACGCCAAGCCAGCCAAGGCCCCGAAGGCTGAGGCCCCAGCCGAGGATGAGGCCGAGAAGGCCGACGAGACGGTCGAAGAGACCGTTGAGGTAGAGCCTGAGGACGTCAAGGAAGAGGCCCCTGATGGCCTCAACCTTTCGGAACTGCGTGAGTTCCAAGACCTCATTACCTATTCAGACTTGGGCGAGTAACAGGGCTCCGCAGTCGCTGAGGCGACTGTGGATTAGACTGGGGGGTACCGGCTACCACTGGAGACCCCCTTGGATCTTTACGCCGCGATGCAGGGTTCTGGCAGAACTCAGCAGCGCTACAAGATCGACATCATTCTTGAGAAACTTTCTAAGGATGAAGCCGACTCTCTTCGCGCCGCCTTGCTGGACCCGGATGTTCTGACCAGCAAGATCTCTCAAGTCCTAACGGATTACGGACATCCCGTGTCCCCCAACGCCGTAAGCAACTACAGGCGGCGGTTGGCGGGGGCGAAGCATGAAGGATGATTTCCAGAAAGAGTTAGCCAAGTCACGGCTTGGAAAGATCGCTGATCTTCTAGACCGTTCAGGGATTGACCCTGAAGAAATAGGGACCGTAGAGAAAGTCCGTATTTCTGAGTGGCAGGGGCTCACTAAGAACGAGGAGGGCGAAGCCGAGATTCACGATCTCGGGGGTGTATCTGTTGTCATCGCCCCGGCGTGGGCTGACGGCCCTGAATGGCCCGTGGTTCAACAGGCTGCCCCAATCACGATTAAGCCTGCTCCGAAGGGTAAGAAAGCCAAGTCCAAGTTCAAGACTGCTGTGATTCTTCCTGATCCTCAAATCGGGTATCGAATGTATGACGACGGCGCTCTGGATGACTTCCACCACGAAGCATCCATGGGCGTTGCTTTACAAATCACCCGTGATCTGGACCCTGATCTGATTGTCAACCTTGGCGATTTCCTTGATTTCGCTGAGTTCGGCAAGTTCGAGCAGGAACCAGCGTTCGCCAAGACAACTCAGGCAACTATCGACCGGGGCCACCGATTCCTATGTGAGCAGAGGGCGAACGCTCCTGACGCTCACATTGTTCTGTTGGAAGGCAACCACGACCGCCGACTTCAGAAGTCGATTACGGCCAACACGGCTGCCGCCCTTCACTTGAAGCGGGCTGAAGTACCTGAAGACTGGCCTGTGATGTCGGTTCCGTTCCTTCTACGGTTGAACGAGCCGCACCTGAACGTCGAATACGTTGGCGGGTACCCGGCGGGGATCTTCTGGGTGAATCAGAACCTCGCCTGTATCCATGGTCACATCACTAGAAGCCGAGCGTCTACCGCTAAAGCGGTTGTTGATGACGAGCGCACCTCAGTGATCCACGGCCATATCCATCGCATTGAGTTGCAGCATAAGACCCGGCGCACATTTGAGGGAGCAAAGCGGAGTCTCGCTGCGTCACCCGGATGCCTGTGCAGGATCGATGGCGCTGTACCATCTACAAAGGGTTCCACTGACCCTCATGGTCGCCCTGTCAACGCAGTGGAAGACTGGCAGCAGGGTATGGCCGTAGTCACATACGAGGAAGGCGATGGAAATTTCAATGTCGAACTCATCCCCATCTCCCGAGGGGAATCCATCTTCCGAGGCAACTACTACGCCGCCTGAAACTGAGGCGACTCAACCCGAACGTCTGTTCGATGACGCCATCCCACAGGCTCGCCACTTCCCGGTGATCACAATTGTGCTTTCGCTGGACGACCCCGGTGAACCCAACCATGTTGATTTGGGTTCGGTGCCGCCGCAGATCGCTGCTGGCGCACTGGAAGGTATCGCCAATCATTTGAAGAAACTGACGTGGCCGAGTCGTGTGACTTACGCGGGGCACACGATCTTCGATCCCGAACAGATGATCCCCGATATGGACGACGACGACTTCTCAGAAGAAGATTTGTCCTGACCCCTCCGTCACTTACATGGAGACTTCTGCCACGCTGTCCTTAGCGGGGTGCTTACCTCGTGTACATATATTCATTCATAGACACGAGGTAAAACCAATATGGCGATTCAGGATTCCCACCTACGGGAACTGAAGACCGCCCTTCGCGACACCCTGAGCGAGAACGACGCAATCGTCGAACACGCTGAGGCGAATCGCGAGGAAGGCGGTCCAGACATTCAGGTTGACGGAAAGCACCTTCAGGGCTTTCGCGCGAACCTCACCAAGGCAC